CGTAGATGATGCTAGAGAAGTAGGAACAAGAGGTGAAAAGGTTACTCTAGATACACGTGGTCCTCGTACACGTGGTTATGTAGAGGATCAAGCAGGTGGTCGCACAGGTGCTGCAAGAGCACGAAGGTATTTAGCTTTAAAAAATAAAGTTGATGGCGGTACGGCAACAAGAGCAGAACGCCTTGAATTTATGCGTATGGCTTTTGCTGATGCTGATGCATTTACTCGTCAACAAGGAAGAAATATTAAATCTCGACAAGCAAAATCTACTGCTGGAAGATTATCTGCAAGGCAACGTGAAAATGCTGTACAAAAATTTTATAACACAGGAGAAATTGTAGAAGGTTTTGAGCCTACACCTAATCAAATAAAAATTGCAAAGCAAAATGCTAAACGACGAAAAGAATTAGCTAGTGATGGTGATGATACAGAAGCTATTTTGGCAGGTATGGCAGAGCGAGATGCTGCAAGAACTCAGCCACCAGCACGTAAACCTCTAAGTGGTATTAGAGCCGAAGACGCTGGTGGTATGAAAGATGGTGGCCTAACTCGTAAAAAACGAAAGATAGCAGAAGCATATAAAGAGTACATGAAGACAAGTGCAGTTAAAAAACGAAAGAAAAATGTAAAAAATACAGCATCTGCAAAGCGAAAACGAATTACAGCAAATATTATGTCTGCTGCAAAGGGTGGCATGGCAGGTAAGAAACCTCGTAATGCTAACATAGACTACCGTAAAGGTGGTATGTTCTACGTAGGTGGTACGTCAGCTAAAGTTACACCTATTAATAAAGGTAAAAAGTAATGCCCGTAGTTACTGTTGCAGGAAAAAAGAAACATCTTAAGTATCCTGCTAACTGGAGCAAAATGTCTGCAAAGCAAAAGGCTGCGTGGATCAGAGGTAAAAAAGCAAAGATGACAAAGAAAGCATGAAGTTTACAAATACATATACTATTAGAAAACGTAGAACACGTAGGAATAAACCAAAAGGTTTGAGGCACAGAAAAAAATTAGGACCAAAATCATCCTTGCGTATACATAAATAATATAATGAATGACAAAAAATGCCACCAACTTAGATGATAATACAAGATTTGCGATGCCAGTTCGCAATCTTATTACCATTGTATCAGCAGTAGCTGTAGGTGTGTGGGCTTGGTTTGGAGTACAGGAAAGATTAAATATAGTAGAAACTCAACAGATACTAGTTCAATCTGATCTGGAAAAAAATACTGAGTTTCGTATTAAATGGCCTAGAGGAGAGTTAGGTTCTCTTCCTGCTGATAGTGAACAGTTTATGTTAATTGAGCACTTGTCTTCAGAATTTGAAAAGCTTGCTACTAATCTTGAACAAGGTAAAGCACCTTTTGATCAGCAGCAAGCATTAACTTTAGAGTTCTATGAAAAAAGAATTACTTCTTTAGAACGTAAACTTGACAAATTAAAAGATGAAGTTTATCGCATGAAGGCTAACGGTAAAGGAGGACACTAGTATGGTAGAAACTATGTTCATACTTATACTGTATCTTAAAGGCTCTGCTATAGAATATATGGGACACTACGATGTTCAAGGTAGGTGGAGAGTAATGGGAATGTCAGGTTGTCTTTCCATGAAGAGAACATTGAAAAGAAATGGATGGAGAGATTCTAAGGTATCCGATACAAGATACTCTTGTGAAAAAAGAAAGGTTTATTTAGAGAAAGATAAGTTCGGGCGCATGGTTGTAGCAAGGATTGTAGAGTAATGCCAAATGCAGTAAGCCTTACAGAAAAAGCAAGAAGTCACCTATTAAATATCTGCAATGATGAAAAACAAAATTATATACATCTATCTGTAGCTGGAGGTGGATGTGCAGGATTTTCTTACAAGTGGGATTTTGCAAACGAGTACGAAGCTACCGACGAGGTTATAAGTATAGAGCACGATAAAAAACTAATTATAGATGGTATGTCTCTAATGCATCTGATTGGTATGGAGATAGACTATAAAAAAGATATCTTCGGTTCTATTTTGCATATAGACAATCCAAATGTAACATCTAGTTGTGGTTGTGGAGAATCGTTTAATATCTTATAACAGGGAGGATATTTCGATGGAGGCTCTCATTATGGCTATTGGAGCAAAGACCTGCTGTATTCTTGCTTCTGGTTGCGGGGGTTTAACAAATTGGGCGGTACAAAAAAGAATTTCGTGGAAAGACTTAGGACTAGCTTGCCTTGTAGGTTGGATAGCTGCTGAGTTTTTTCTACCTCCAGTTATGATGCATTTTGAGTTAGAGATGGTTTGGGGGCCAGCTATGGCTTTTATAATTGGCTACTGTGGTATTCGTATACTACCAACTATAGAGGAACGACTTAAGAATTTAATTTCAAGTAGCAAAATTTAAAGCTTGCTTTAGTATATTATTTATGGTACAATGAGCGAACGTGAATCCAATAACATAGTTTTTTTAGAAGAGGTAATAAAGCAGAAGTTACGTAAGGAAAAAGAGCTTGCTTTTTACGAACAAGAACTTGTCGTATTACAAACAAGGTTAGATTTTTTGAAAAGTGAGATTAGCCTTACAAACTTAATTATAAACCTCGTAACATCTGAAAGCGAATTGGATATCAAAAAAGTTCCACAGAACTTACGTATAGTGGAATATCTTGATAAAAAAATAAAGGAATAAAATATGGCTTGCTCTTGTAAAAATTGTCTTAATCCAGAGTGTCCTTGCACGGGACCAAATTGTGATGGATGTGACTGTGGTTGTCACCATCAAAAAAATTTAAAGAACCATTTATTGTGGAATGGGTTTTCTAATTTTACATACAGTGACATGTGAGTACGCATGAACCGTAAAGAACGTAGAGCGAAAGCTAAAACAGAAAAGACAGAAACAAAGAAAGAATACAATCCGCTAGAAAATTCTAACGATCAGCCTTTCAAGGAACATATGCTTCATATGAAGGAAGCACATGATATAGGGCATCTTTTATGGTTACTGAATACAGGGCGTCTTTCACTTCCGTATCATCATCATCACGAGGAAGCATTAAATCTAAAACTTCCCTTTGATGCTATTTCAGAAAACTACTACAAGACACAACCAAACATTGTAGTTATTGATGACTTTATGAATCTGGAAGCGTTGCAAAAATTAAAGAACTACTGTCTTGAGTTTCCATTTTGGAATACAATCTATGGCAGAGGATACTTAGGTGCATTTAGGCAAAATGGATTTACACCACAAACTTTAGAAACATTAGCTTTAGAGATGGTGCAGAACCTACCCGATATTTTTAATACGACCAACAAACGTAATCTATCGCAGATGTGGGCATTTAAATATGAGTCTAAGTGTCCCGGCATTGATATACACGCAGACTTTGCGGCTGTTAATGTAAACTTCTGGATTACTCCCACAGAAGCAAATGCAGATTATGATAAAGAAAAAGACATTGGTAAAACAGGGGGCATGTGGATTTGGGATGCAGGTGCTCCTCCTGACTGGGACTTTAATAGATACAACGGTGACGATAAGAATGAAGTTATGGAGTATCTAGAAAAGCAGCAATCAAAGGCTGTATATATTCCATATAAGTATAATCGGTGTGTTATGTTTGATTCTAATCTGTTTCATAAAACAGCAGATGTAAACTTTCTTCCGGGGTTTGACAATAAAAGAATAAATGTAACGATGCTATTTGGTCAACGTGAAAACACTGGAGTAGAACCTCAAGATATGTTAGAGGCTGAAAAGTTACGAAAGATGACTTCTCAATCTATTTTAGAAAACTTTGATTTAGAAACAGGCAAAATTAAATCCGTAATGGAAGAAGCTGTATAGGAAAGGATACATATGTTAGGTGCACTTATAGGTCCAATTGCTAACTTAGCTGGAACTTTTCTTCAGGGTCAGTTAGAAAAGACCAAAGCAAATAATGAAGTTAAAGTTGCTACTGCAAAAGCAAAAGCAGCGGTATTGGAAAAGCAAGCAACAGGTGAGATTGAGTGGGATGTAGAAGCAATAAAAGGTTCTACAAGCTCGTGGAAAGATGAGTGGCTTACTGTACTATTTTCCATTCCTTTGATACTTGCTTTTATTCCCGGTGCTGATCATATTGTTATGAATGGATTTGAGCAACTTCACAAGATGCCAGATTGGTATCAATATAGTTTAGGAGTAATTGTAGCAGCTAGTTTTGGCGTTAGGAGTGCCTCTAAATTCTTTGGAAAAAAATAACCATGAAAGAAATTCTGATGAACTATCGCAACTTAGTAGGAGAAATAGTTTTTATTTTACTACTTCTATTTGCTATTATTTATTCAACTGTTGCGTATTCACAAGAAATTTCAAAGAATACTGTTGTACCTATGCCGGGACCAGCAATGTATTGTGGAGATAAAATTAGTTTAAAAAACACATTAGACAAATATAAAGAGCAAGAATTTATAGCTTTAACAGGACATGTAGTATCTAATGATGAGCCATACTATATCTTATATAGAAATTTTAATACGGGTTCATGGAGCCTAATAGTTTACAATGTGCGAAATGCTCCAAAAGATATTGCTTGTTTAATGGGTGGTGGAGAAAAATCACTTGTTGTTCCTGACATAAAGGCTTTAACTGAAATGTTAAACAAACAAGATAAAGGTTTTGATCCTCCAGTTCCTACAAATAATGAAAGATCAAGTTAATGGCTGCAAAGAAAAAGAAACCTGCAAAGAAAAAAAGCGGTGCAAAACCAACTAATCCTAAACTCTATGCAAGAGTTAAATCAGAAGCTAAACGTAAGTTTGATGTATATCCAAGTGCCTATGCAAATGCTTGGCTAGTGCGTACCTACAAGAAACGTGGAGGTGGTTATGCCTAAACCTACAGGTGGCCTTACTGCGTGGTTTGGTAAAGGCCCAAAAGGTGATTGGGTAGACATAGGTGCTAAAAAGAAAAAGGGAAAGTTTCAAGCTTGTGGTAGAAAATCTACGAAGACAAGTAAACGAAAATATCCTAAATGTGTGCCTAGAGCTACAGCAAATAGAATGACAAAGGCACAAATAACAAGTGCCGTAACAAGAAAAAGAGCAGCAAGTAATGTAGGTGGCAAACCTAAAAACGTAGCCACATTTGTAAAAAGAAAAACAGCAAAAAAGAAAAAAGCTTAAGGAGTTATGCACTATGAAAAAACTTACAGATGCACAAAAAACAAAACTTAAATCTCATTCAAAGCCACATAAAAATAAAAAGGGTCAAACAGTAGATGGGCATTCACCAAAACATCTTAAGGCTATGAAAGTAATGATGGAACATGGTATGTCCTTTGATAATTCCCATGATGCTGCTATGAAAATTATGGGAAAGTAATGTTTAAGTACGATAAAAACGAGTTGATTAAGCAAATTGCACATCACGAAGGCGTAGTATTAAAAGTTTATAAAGATAGTTTAGGAATAGATACGATAGGCATAGGAAGAAACTTAGAACACAGAGGTATTGCAGATTTAGAGTTATCCCATATGGAAAAAACTATGGGTGAAATTTATGAAAATGGTATAACAGAACAGGATGCATATTTTTTAGCACATAGAGATGTTGAGATTGTTGAGAGAGAACTACTGGCTTCGCGCCCAATTGTAAAAGAATTAGACAATATTAGACAAAGAGTATTAGTTGACATGGCTTTTAATATGGGTATACCTAGACTAACTAAGTTTTATCGCATGTGGAGTGCTGTTAACGAGCATGACTTTAAAGGTGCAGCAGTAGAAATGTTAGATTCATTATGGGCGCGTCAAGTAAAATCTCGCTCTGATACTTTAGCTTATGCTATGGAACATGGAAAGTTTGCATAATGTCCTTAACAGATGCAGAAAAAGGTAGACTAAAACGAGCAGGGCTTAGTGGTTTAAACAAACCAAAGCGCACACCGAAGCATCCAACAAAGAAGGCTGTGGTAGCTATACGTGATGGTGATAAAGTAAGGATTATTCGTTTTGGTGATCAAAAGATGGGACATAACTATTCGCCTGAAGCGCGTAAATCTTTTAAAGCTAGGCACGGAAAAAATATTGCAAAAGGTAAAACATCTGCTGCTTACTGGGCTAACAAGATGTTTTGGTCGGGGCCGGGAGGTTCTAAAAAATCTCCTCCCAAATCTCAGAAACACAAAAAGGGTGTATAGCAAAGGAGAAATTATGATTAAAACTATTTCAAAGTGGGTTATGCTTATTCCTATTAAAGTTGTAGAGTGGATTATGTGGCCTGTAGCACAGGCGCATATACAGCTAACAAAATTATCAAAGTGGATAAAAGATAAATTATCATAGAAAGAAATGTGAATGTCTAGAAACCTTACAGCAAAGCAAAATAAATTCTTATCTGCTTTATTTGATGAAGCAGAAGGAGATGTAGTAAAAGCAAAACTGCTTGCTGGATATTCTGAAAATACCAGTACTACTGAAATTATTCGTGGTATGAAAGAAGAAGTGATTGAAGCCACACAGTTGTATATGGCGCGTAATGCTCCACGTGCAGCTATGGCTATGGTAAGTGGTGTAACTGATCCAACAGAGTTAGGCATACGTGATAAACTAAATGCTGCAAAAGAATTACTAGATCGTAGCGGTATTGTTAAAACCGAAAAGATGCAGGTAGAAAGTTCTGGTGGTATTATGTTGCTACCTGCAAAAGATACTAATGAGTAGAACTGTTGGCGAGTGGAAATTACCACAGCCTACAGATATTAAGGAAGAAGATGAGTGGGTATCTATACCTCGTATAGCACGTACTGTTCCATTTGGTTATAAGTTGGATGAGAATGATTCTGGTATTCTTCGACCAATACCACAACAGCTTGATTTTTTGGAGCAAGCTAGACAACATATTAAACAATATTCTTATAGAGAGGTAGCTAATTGGTTATCTACTCGTACCGAAAGATACATCTCGCATGTAGGATTAAGGAAAAGACTTGCCCATGAGCAGCAGCGTAAGAGACAAATTACAAGCCTCCGCAAGTGGGCAGAATATGCGGAAACGGCAATCAAAAAGGCAAAAGAACTCGAAACCGAAAGACTTGGAGCAAAAGCCGCTACAGCAGAATGAAGTAGAAGAAGAAACAGTTGATGCTGTAGAAGATACACATGTAGTAATATTTAAACCAAACGAAGGGCCGCAAACAGAATTTTTAGCGGCAAGTGAACGTGAGGTTTTATATGGGGGTGCAGCAGGAGGTGGCAAATCCTATGCCATGTTAGCTGATCCATTACGTTACTTTGGGCACCCCGACTTTAGTGGCTTGTTACTTAGGCATACAACAGAAGAGTTGCGTGAGTTAATATACAAGTCACAGGAACTGTATCCGAAAATCTGGCCGGGAATTAAGTGGTCAGAAAGAAAGATGCAGTGGACTGCGCCTTCTGGTGCGCGACTATGGATGTCGTACCTTGACAGAGACGAGGACGTGTTGCGTTATCAGGGTCTAGCTTTTAGCTGGATAGGCTTTGACGAGTTAACACAATGGCCTACGCCTTATGCATGGAATTATATGCGCTCTCGTCTACGGTCCACTGCCCCTGATTTGCCCATCTTTATGAGGGCTACTACCAATCCGGGTGGTAGGGGGCATGGTTGGGTCAAGAAAATGTTTATTGATCCTTCACCCGCGAATAACACGTTTAACGCTGTTGATATAGAAACAGGAGCCGATTTAGTTTTTCCAGAAGGGCATGATAAAGCAGGACAGCCCTTATTTAAACGAAGATTTATTCCTGCATCCTTAGTAGACAATCCTTATCTTGCGGCAGCAGGTGATTACGAAGCAATGCTTTTGTCTTTGCCTGAACAACAAAGAAGGCAACTACTACACGGTGATTGGGATATTAAAGAAGGTGCGGCGTTTACGGAGTTCAATAGAGAACACCATGTCGTTGCTCCTTTTGAAGTCCCTCACAATTGGAGAAAGTTTAGGGCTTGTGATTATGGCTATGGTTCCCATACTGGTGTGCTTTGGTTTACGATTGCTCCAGATGAGCAATTAATAGTTTATAGAGAACTATATGTTTCCAAAGTTCTTGCGACAGACTTAGCTGACATGGTTCTAGATTTAGAACAGGATGATGGCAATATAAAATACGGTGTGCTAGATAGTAGTCTTTGGCACAAGCGTGGTGATACAGGCCCATCATTGGCAGAACAAATGATATTAAAAGGTTGTAGATGGCGACCTTCTGATAGAAGTAAAGGAAGTAGAGTTTCGGGTAAAAATGAATTGCACAGACGTTTACAAATAGACGAGCATACACAAGAAGCAAGATTAGTATTCTTTGATAGCTGCGTAAATACAATAGCTCAAATACCTGCTATACCACTTGATAAAAATAATCCTGAAGATGTAGATACAAAAGCAGAAGATCACTTGTATGATGCACTTAGGTATGGTATAATGTCTAGACCAAGATTTAATATTTTTGACTTTGATGTACCTCTTTCACAACGTCGATATGAACCTGCAGATGCAACATTTGGATATTAAAATGTTTTTGTATTTGTATTATAACCACTTTCAAAAATATTTTATTAGGATAAAAAACAAACTTGTAAGGATAAATAAATGGCTGATGAAGATACCTCATTGATTGAAGCAACCTCTACTGCGTTAGAGGATATTGAGGATGATAGTGTTGTAGAAGATGCTGGTATATCGCCTGTTGTGAACTATATTTATCACAAGTATCAGCTTGCAAAAGATTATCGAAAAACAGATGAGCAAAGATGGTTAAAAGCTTATACAAATTACAGAGGATTGTACGGACAAGAAGTACAATTTACAGAAGCAGAAAAGTCTCGTGTATTTATTAAGGTAACAAAAACAAAAACATTGGCTGCATATGGGCAGGTTGTAGATGTTTTGTTTGCAGGACAAAAGTTTCCATTAAGTATTGAACCCACAAAAATGCCAGAAGGTGTAACGGAAAATGTATCTTTTGATCCAAATAAACCAGAGCAACTAAAAGAAACAGAAAATCCATATGGTAATAGAGACGATGACGGTTTACCAGCAGGTGCTACACTTACTAGTTTAGAATTAGGACCGCTTGAAGAAAAGTTGGAAGGATTACCTATTGAAGAAGGTATTGGAAAAACTCCAACTGCTGCAACATTTAGTCCCGCTATGGTTGCTGCAAAGAAAATGGAAAAGAAAATTATGGATCAGCTAGAGGAAAGTAATGCCTCTAAGCATCTTCGTAGTACAGCATTTGAAATGGCACTTTTTGGAACAGGTGTTCTTAAGGGGCCATTTGCTACAAATAAAGAATACCCTAACTGGGAAGAAGATGGTTCATACAATCCTACATACAAAGTTATGCCACAAATTAATCATGTCAGTATCTGGAATATGTATCCTGATCCAGATGCAAATAATATGGACGAAGCACAATACATTGTTGAAAGACATAAACTAAGTCGCACACAACTTCGTGCTTTAAAGAAACGTCCTTTCTTTCGCAATAAGGTAATTGATGAATGTATTACTATGGGAGAATCTTACACAAAAGAATCGTGGGAAGATGATCTTGCAGATTATGAAATTCAACACAGTATTGAAAGGTTTGAAGTACTAGAGTATTGGGGTATTATTGATAACGACCTTATTAATTTAGAAGAGTTGGATATACCTAAAGAACTTGAAGACGTTGATCAACTACAGGCAAACATATGGTTATGTAATAATAAAGTAATACGACTTGTTTTAAATCCGTTTAAGCCTGTACGTATTCCTTACATGGCGGTGCCTTATGAGCTTAATCCTTATAGTTTTTTTGGTGTGGGTATTGCGGAAAATATGGACGATACACAAACACTGATGAATGGTTTTATGCGGATGGCTGTAGATAATGCCGTACTATCGGGTAATTTAATTGTTGAAGTAGATGAAACAAATCTGGTGCCGGGACAGGACTTAGCATTATATCCCGGCAAAGTGTTTAGGCGACAGGGTGGAGCACCCGGACAAGCTATATTTGGAACAAAGTTTCCAAATGTAAGTAATGAAAATATGCAGTTGTTTGATAAGGCCCGTCAGCTTTCCGACGAAAGCACGGGCTTTCCTTCGTTTGCACATGGACAAACTGGTGTAAGCGGTACGGGACGTACTGCAAGTGGTATTAGTATGTTGATGAATGCAGCAGCAGGAGCAGTTAAAGGTGTTATTAAAAATGTAGATGATTATTTGTTACGTCCATTAGGACAGGGTTTCTTTCAGTTTAACATGCAGTTTGATTTTGATTCAGACATTAAGGGTGATCTTGAGGTAAAAGCTCGTGGCGTTGAAAGTCTCATGGCTAACGAAGTTCGTAGTCAACGGCTAATGCAATTTTTGGGTATTGCAAGCAATCCTGCTCTTGCGCCATTTGCTAAGTTTCATTACGTGATTGCGGAGATTGCTAAGTCATTAGGTCTTGATCCAGAAAAAGTTACAAACAGTATGGAAGAGGCAGCAATACAGGCAGAGCTTCTGAAGCAGTTTCAGGCTACACAGCCGCAACCTCAACAGCCACAACAAGTACCAGCAGGTATGAATCCACAAGATACAGCAGGAACAGGTGGCGGTACGATAGGAACAGGACAAGCACCTGCTCCACAAGAACAAGGATTTACTGGAAATGAACAACCACAAGGACCACAAGGAACTCCTAACGAAGCTCAAGCCTCTGCTCAACAACCACCGTCAATGGCAACACTTCAATAATTATATAGATTTTACAATTGAACAGCATCATCGAATACTAGAACAATCCGATGATGTAGTTTTACTTCATAAAGCTCAAGGAGCTATTGAAATTCTAAGAAAAATAAAAACATTAGATAATTTTATTCAAGGGGATAAGTAATGTACGAACAACAGATGGATATGTTTCAAGAGGGTGGTGTTACTCTCAAGGACGAAGGCGGCGAGATTGAAGAAGTATCTGGCAACGAAGTTCCTTTAGGTGGTGTAAAAGAAGGAGTGGCAGATGATCAACCTGCTCAGTTAAGTTCGGGAGAAATGGTTCTTTCAGAGGATGTTGTTCGTTATCATGGTGTTGAAAAAATTATGGCACTACGAGATGAAGCTAAAATAGGCTATCACAAGATGGAAGCAATGGGACAGTTAGGTAACTCAGATGAGGCTACTATTCCAACTGAAGCTATATTTAATCCGGGCGGTATGCCATTTTCTGTGGTTGATCTTGAATATATTGAAATGGATGAGAATGACGATGAAGCTGAAGTTATGGCTATGGCAGATAAAGAAGACGAGCCAATTGAAGCGCAAACGGGTACACTTGTGCCTGTGCAACAACCTGCTGCTTCATTTAGTCGTATTAATCCAACAACAGGTTTGCCAGAAATTACTACTGCTCCTGCAGCTTCTGTACCACAAGTGTTACAGCCGGGAACACCTGCACCTATTACAACGGGTTCAGCATTAACACCAACTACATTGTCAACACTTACACCTACAAGCACATCTATTAGTGCACCCGATAGACCTGTAACACAACAACCTGTTCCACTTGCACAGTTACCTAAAGCAACACAATTTTTAGGTGGTGTATCAAGCACTAACTTTTTTATTAATGAAATAGGGCAGGTTATACAAATTCCTGTAATTAATGGTAAACAACTTTTTGAGGAGCCAGAAGGTTTTCAGCCACACGATCCAACAAATCCACAACCATTTGATCCAGATTTAGAAGAAGATACAGGTACTGATACAGAACAACCACAGCAACGTAGACGTACAATTACGGAGCGTGAGGAAGGTGGTCAGCCGGATGCTGGTCCGGGCGGCGCTGATACACCGACAGGTGCTGGAGTGCCGGGAGTAGACGTTGGCCCTTCAGCAGAAGGTTTAGGTTTAGGCAGTTTAGGTGCTGTCAATGCTGCTGTAGACGCAATTAATGAATTAGAAAATCCCGACATAGAGCAGATAAATAGTGTTTTAGACGTAAATCGAGTTTCCATCGCGGACATTGAAAACTATGGTAAAACCATACCTGCTGCAGGTATAATAGGTGCATTGGTTAGTGCAGCAGCAAATGCCGTTACTTCAAAAGATCGTCAAGCGGCATCTTTGGCAATAACCGAAGCGGTAGCTACAGCACGAGAAGAAGGAACACGAGACAGAAGCAAAAGTCGTCAGGGTATTAGAGGATTCAGCCCTGCTCCCGGTGTTCCCGGTGGGCCAGCAGGAGGTACTACTAGTACAGCATCCGCCGCCGCCGCTATGGGTGATCCTACTACTGCTGCTGGTGCATTTGGTGGTATGGAAGGTGGTGGCCGTCAATCTGGCGCTAGTACGGGTGGTGGTCTTGGCGGCACTGGTATGGATGCTCCGGGGGCTGCGGAGAATCCGGGTATGGAAGGACAACTTAATACTGGCGGCTTTGTGCCTAAGATAAAATTTAAGAGTAAACCTAAAAATCGGCGCAAGGGGTTAGCGCAGCGTAAATAACCCCAGTACTGGCTACTCATCCCCCGTGTATCGCACGGCTACGGTGGCCCCAGAAGGAGTATATATTATGCCTGAACTAGTAGAAGTAGAACAACCTACAAGAAAAACTTTTGTTTCTCGACCAAACTCAAATGCAGACAAGATTGAAAAGGAAGAAGAGGAGCTAGAGAAATTACTTAAGGAACAGGAAAGTGCTGAAGAAGATAGTGGACACGTAATTGAAGACGACGATTCTCCAGCAACACCAGAAGAAAAAACATTTAAGAAACGCTATGGTGATTTACGTAGGCATTCACAGAAGCAACGTGAGGAATACGAAAACAAACTAGCTGCTCTTAAAACACAGCTTGCAGCGGCTACTAATCAACAGATACAGTTACCTAAGTCAGAAGATGAACTGTCAGAGTGGGCTGAAAAATATCCAGATGTTGCAGCTATTGTTGAAACTATTGCGTTAAAAAAGGCAAAAGAGCAATCTCACGATTTAGAAGAAAAGGTGCAAAAAATAAATGAATTGCAGGAAAGTGCAAACAGAGACAAAGCAGAAGCGCAGCTTATGCAACTACATCCAGACTTTGAAGAAATTCGTGGGTCAGACGATTTTCATCAATGGGCTGAAGAGCAGCCTACGTGGGTACAGAACTCTCTGTATGAAAATGACACCGACGCTTACTCTGCTGCCCGTGCTATTGACCTGTACAAAGCAGATCGAAATTTAACGGGTAAGGCTAAAAGTAAGCCTTTAGACAATTCGGAAGCGGCTAAATCTGTAAACACACGTGCTTCCCGTAGTAAGCCGCAAGCAGAAAATACATCAGGGCAGATTAGAGAATCTGATGTAGAGCAAATGTCTTCTCAGGAATATGAGAATAATGAGAAGGAAATTATGGAAGCAATAAAAACTGGTAAATTTATTTACGATGTATCGGGTTCAGCGCGTTAATAGCTTGACTTTTGTGGATAAATTTATATAACTATATAAACGACATGACCCCCATGTTTGGGCAACTCATACACTACTAAGCAACTACAGTATTCTTACTGATTTACCTAATTAAGTACAGGCCCGTAACATATATTTATTTGCAAGACTTATATGTTATGCACCCTAGAAAGATTAGCCGCAATGAGAAGACAGTAAGTTAGCGTCTGTTTTACGTGAAAGGATAATACAATGGCTTTTCAACGTGCAGCGGGGTATAACAGTTTACCGAATGGTAATTTTAGCCCCGTAATCTATTCCAAACAGACTCAGCTTGCTTTTCGCAAGAGTTCTGTTGTGGAAGATATCACCAATAATGATTACTTTGGTGAGATCGCAAATTTCGGTGATACAGTTCGTATCATCAAAGAGCCTGAGATCACGGTTAAAGAGTATGCTCGTGGTGCTCAGATTTCTCCTCAAGACCTTGACGACGAAGATTTCAGCCTTGTCGTAGACAAGTCGAACTACTTTGCCTTTAAGGTTGACGATATTGAAGAGGCACATTCTCATGTGAATTTTCAGTCGATGGCGTCTGATCGCGCTGGCTATCGCCTCAAAGATCAGTACGACATGGAAGTACTTGGCTACCTTTCGGGGTTTGCTCAAGCTTCTCTCAGTGCTGTTGCGAGTACCGCTAATACTACGGTATCTGGCACCAAAGCTGTTTCGACTGCTGGTTCAGACGAACTGTTGTCTTCGATGCAGCTAAAGAAGGGTGACTTCGGTAGCATTACTACTACGTCAGCGGGTACGCACTCGATTCCGATTGCTCCTCGTCTGCCGGGTGCTAGTGCTCTTCCAACGGCGACTGCATCTCCCAATATGGTTATTGCGAGGATGTCTCGTCTTCTTGACACGCAGTTTGTGGACAAGGACGGGCGTTGGCTTGTTGTGTCACCTCACTTCATGGAAGTTCTGATGGATGAAGATTCACGTCTTCTAAATCAAGACTTTGGTGAGTCGGGTGCTATTCGCAACGGCTTGGCTCTTAATAATCTTTATGGCTTCAGGGTTTATGTTTCTAACAACCTTCCGTCAGTTGGTACTGGTCCGGGTACTTCAGGTACTGCTAACCAGAACTCTAACTATGGCTTGATTGTTGGTGGACATTCGTCTGCTGTAGCAACGGCAAGTCAGATTACGAAGACTGAATCTTATCGTGATCCTGACAGTTTTGCTGATATTGTTCGTGGTATGCATCTTTATGGTCGCAAGATTTTGCGCCCAGAAGCGATTGCTACTGCGAAGTATAACGTAGCATAGGGGGGTAGGACAATGGCAACTTTTGACATGACGGCCAAAGCTACCACTGGCGTGAGTGCTAGCTCTAGTGCTATTAACCAAGCTAATCGGGCTGGACAGAACATGCGAATGATTGAAGCTGTTCTTGACATGGATGCTCTTACGGCTGATGGTTACAGTTGTACGGATGGTGACATCTTTCAGCTTCTAGAAGTTCCCGCAAATACGTTTGTTCTATTTGCTGGTGCAGAAGTTCTGAAAGCTTTTGATGGCTCTTCGCCTACAGTTGATATTGACTTTGCGGCTGGCGATGACATCATTGATGGCGGTGACGTTACTTCAACGGGTATTCTCGCTGAAGGAACTAACGGTCAATCCAATGACGTTATTACTGGTGCAGATTCGCTATTTGAATGTTTCGTAACTAGTGTAGACACGATTGACGTTAAGTTGATTGCTGGTTCTGCTGATGTTACGTCAGGCAGGTTGCGAGTTTATGCTTGCGCTATCGACTGTAATGGTTGGGCCGAAGATACTGACGAAGTTGATCGTGATCAGCTTGCGTAGTTAATAAAGAGTGGAGAGGGCTACTACGAATGCTCTCTCCACTACTTTTATAGAAAAGAGAATACATGGCAAATTCATTTTTAACATATACTAATGACGTGCTTGCAAAATTAAATGAGGTACAACTTACCTCTACAGATTTTGGTGATGCTCGTGGTATTCAAATACAAGCTAAAAATGCGGTTAATCAAGCTATTCGTTATATTAATCAACGAGAGTTTAATTGGCCGTTTAATGCTGCAGAGGCAAGCCAAACTCTTACGGCAGGAGTTATAAAGTATTCTTTGCCATCAAATACAAAGCATATAGACTATTCCACTTTTAGAATTAGAAAAAGTGAAACATTTGGTAACGAAGCTAGACATCTTTCTTTGATTGATTACAAAGAGTATCTACATTATTTTGTTCGGCAGGAAGATGATACGGTAACAACTACACTGAGTAGCGGTATTGATGATGATGATACTACTATTCCTGTATCAAGTGCCTCATCTTTTGATTCTACAGGAACAATTATTATTGGTTCAGAAAACATAACTTATACAGGCACAACCTCTACATCTTTTACAGGAGCTACAAGAGGAGCAGAAAGCACAACCGCAGCAAGTCATTCAACAGGAGCTACTGTAGCTCAAATTGATGCAGGAGGAATACCTACTCACGTATTTAGGCACCCTGATAATACGTATGGTCTTTGGCCTTTTCCAAACAAAGCGTATAGTTTAACCTTTGATTACTTTACTTTTCCAAGTTCTGATTTATCTGCACATGGGGACACAACTACAATTCCAGATAGATTTGGGCATGTAATTGTGGATGGTGCAGTATCCTACGTATACTTGTATCGTAGTGAAGTTCCTTTATATGAACGGACGTTTGCACTTTTTAATGAAAGTATTAAAAATATGCAAACCTTACTTATTAATCGTTTTGATTATGTTAGGTCTACGTATGTCCCAAGAGCAGGTGGAACTGCTTATATAACTTCGGCATCTTTTTAACACAGGAGAAAATTAATGACGCAGATACCACAAGGAAATAACATGTTCTGGGATGTACAGTCAGTTGTTACTGTAGGTTCTACTGCTGGTGGAACAAATGTCTCAAGTTACAATTTAGTAACAATGCACCTAAACGGTGAAATTTACGTTAACTTTGGTGCTTCTAGTACGGCTGCTGTTAGCACTGCAAATGATATTAAATTAGCTGCTGGCTTACATTCACTTACTGTGCCTAAACAGGCAGGTGATTCTCAATACCTGAATTACGCAAGAGTAGGTGGTACGGATGTAACTATGCGCTTAGTATTGTCATAAGGAGAAGATTTATGTCTCTATTAAATGGACTTGTAAATCAAAATGTCGATAGGCATACTAGAGACATTGTAACTCTGACTGCAACTGCATCAATAACAACTGCAGATCATTCAGGTAGAACACTTCTTATGGGAGAAGTTGGTGGCGATGCTGCTGCCACTTTTACGCTTCCTGCTGCTACAGGAACAGGAAGTGTGTTTAAATTTGTTGTGTCGGTAATAAATACTTCTAATTATCTAATTAAAGTGGCAGATGCAACAGATACCATCGACGGTCAGATTGTGATTACCGATGCAGACGGAACTGATGCCTCTTCTATGGTAACAGCCTCTGCATCAGATACCATTACGTTAAATGGTACGACTACTGGTGGGGGTGCGATAGGTGACTATGTTGAAGTGATTGACATAGCATCTAATCAATACGCAGTGAGTGGTATGGTAACATGCGCTGCAGGGTCTAATCCTGCAACAATGTTTAGTGCTACCGTATCATAATATTTAGCTAAGAAAGGAATGTAAAAATGGCTAGTTTTAAAATGACACAAGGTGTATCTCGTGTCCCTGAAGATGTTTTTGTTGAAGATGGTATGACTGTAACTTCAGGAGGACTTACAGTTACGGCTGGAGGTCTTACTGTTACTGCTGGTACGACTACTCTTGGGGGATCGTTTATACGAGATTTAGTTACTCTAACTGGAACCGCAACACTAACAAACGCTGATCATGCAGGACGTATTCTGCTAATGGGTGAAGTTGGTGGCGATGCGGCGGCAACCTTTACGCTTCCTGCTGCAACGGGTTCTGGTGCAGAATTTCAATTTATTGTATCTGTAGTAAATACATCCAACTACGTTATTAAAGTTGCTGATGCTACTGATACGATTGATGGTTCTGTTATTCTTCATCAAGATAGCGCCAATTCGGTTGTTTCTTTTAATACTGCTGCTGATTCAGATACCATTACGTTAGATGGTACGACTACAGGCGGTGTTTCTATTGGTGATGAGATTACACTTATTGATATTGCTTCTAATCAGTATATGGTTAAGGGCATCCTAACTGCGAGTGGCACAGAAGCTACTCCATTTAGTGCTTCGGTATCGTAAGCACGAATTATGCATAAATGCTTGCTCATCTACGTATTAGTAAATAGGTGAGCAAGCATTTTATGATTTTAGTAAAAAGGTTATGACATGGCTGTAAGATTAAAAAATGCTGCTTCAGCTTTGTCAAGTACAGATTTAACAACTGTGTACACATGCCCTACTAACTTTACTGCAGTGGTACGAGAAGTAATTGTAGCAAACGTAGATGGAAGCAGTGCTGCAGATATATCATTAAAATACACAGATACTTCGGCAAGTGCTACATTTGATTTGGTAAGTACAAAAAGTGTAGCAGCAGATGATTTTTTACGATTAGACAATGCAAATATAGTATTAGAAGCAGGAGATATTTTTAAGGCGCAAGCTTCTGCTGCAGATGATTTAACAGTTTCTCTGTTTATTGAGGAGCAGATTACACCAGCAGGATAATAATAAATGCCAGATACTTCAGCTATATCTCCTGTAACTGTTTCTTTGGGTGGAGGTTTAATTCTTGATCAAGATGACTTTTCCATGCCACCCGGAGCAGCAGTTCAGCTACAAAACTTTGAACCTAGTATTCAAGGTGGTTACAGGAGACTTACAGGCAATTCAAAGTTTGACAGCAATCAAGTAGATAGCAGTAATGCTATACTTGGTGTTAAAATTTTTAACAACGGTGTACTTGCTGCTGCAGGTAATGTAGTAAAGTTTAGCACAGGAACAGGTTGGAGTACTTCTATTGGTACACGAACTTCTGCTGGCCGTTACAAGTTTGATGACTTTAACTTTAACAATACTACTAAAGTTGTTATGGTGGACGATGTTAATCAAGCAGCTACGTATGATGGTTCTACCTATACGTTATTAAATGCTACGGGTGCTCCTGCTGATCCTGCCTCTGTAGCGGTATTTCGAGATCATATGTTTTTTGCTGGAATGTCTACTAACCCACAAGAGATTGTGTTCTCTGCTCCGTTTAATGAAGCAGATTTTACTGCAGCAAATGGTGCAGGATCAATTAAAGTAGACACACCGATTGTAGAATTAAAAGTCTTTCGTGATGCTCTGTTCATTTTTGGTAAAGATAAAATCTATCAACTTCAAGGAACAAGCATAGCCGATTGGCAAGTAGCTCCTGTAACAAGAACATTGGGTTGTGCAGATGGGTTTTCAGTACAGGAAATAGGTGGTGATCTACTCTTTCTGTCACCAGATGGTTTAAGAACAGTAGCCGCAACTGCAAGAATCGGTGACGTAGAATTAGGTTCTGTATCTAAACCAATACAAAAACGAATACAGGATATTGGATTTGATAACATTAGTTCTGTAATTGTAAGGAATAAAAGTCAATACCGTTTATTTTATCCTAAAGATGGAGCAGCAGCAGGTGATTCAAACGGCATTTTAGCTACACTAAAAAGAACACAACAGGGTATAGGATTTGAGTTTGCTGATATAAAAGGAATGAAACCCTCTTCGATGGATTCAGGATTTATAAGCAACACTGAGTATATTATAGAGGGTGGATACGATGGATATGTTAGGAGGCAGGAAAGTGGTGACACATTCGACGGAAGTAATGTTGTCGCTGTGTATAGATCACCTGATCTCTCTCTTGGAGATACCGGCATTCGCAAACTTATGCAGCGTGTTATTTTAAACTATGAGGTAGAAGGAACAGTAGACGCACAACTTAGAATTAGATATGATTCGGATAGTAAGGATGTGCCTCAACCTACATTTTTTGATATTGCATCTCCCGGCGGCATTGCCATATACGGAAGTTCTTCATCTACGTATGCCAGTGCTGTGTATGATTCAAGTGGAGCACCAATCTTTAGACGAGCCATTGAAGGATCAGGATTTCTTATTGCTGTAAGAGTTAATCACGACAGCGCAAACAATCCATTTACTTTACATTCATATCAATTAGAATTTACTGCAGGAGGAAGACGATAATGGGGGCAACCTATACAAGACAAAGTAGCACAGAAATTGTTGATGGTGAAGTCATCAATGCAGCAGACTTTAATAATGAATTTGCTCAATTAGTTTCTGCCTTTGCTGCTTCTACTGGACATACACATGATGGCACCACTGCTGAAGGTGGCCCTGTTACTAAACTTTTGGGTACGGCTATCACAATTGGTGACGGTACAGCAGGAACAGATATTGCAGTAACTTTTGATGGAGAAACTAGTGATGGTCTTCTTACATGGATGGAAGATGAGGATCACTTCAAGTTTAGTGATGATGTAGTTATTGATAGTTCAAAACGTCTTTACCTGTTTGATGAAGGTGGAGAGTATATTTCTGGTGATGGAACAGATATTACTGTAACATCTGGCGCTGACATCAATCTTACTGCTACTTCTGATGTTAACATACCAGCCAATGTGGGAGTTACATTTGGCAATGATGGAGAGAAGATCGAAGGAGATGGTACTGATCTTACTATCTCAGGCAATAATATCAATCTTACTGCCACCGCTGATGTTAATATTCCTAGTGGGGTGGGTGTCACATTTGCAACAGCGGAAAAGATTGAGTCAGATGGTACAGACCTTTCAATTACAGTTGGAAGTGGTGGAGATATTAATATTCCAGCAGATATCGGGCTTACTTTTGGTAATGACGGCGAAAAGATTGAAGGTGACGGCACTGATCTTACAATTAGTGGCAATAACATTAATCTCACTGCCACTGCTGACGTTAACATTCCTAGTGGAGTAGGAATTACTTTTGCTACGGCTGAGAAAATTGAATCTGATGGTACGGACCTTAGTATAACTGTAGGTTCAGGTGGTGATATCAATGTTCCTGCAAATATCGGTGTTACATTTGGTGACGATGGTGAGAAAATTGAGGGTGATGGTACAGATTTAACAATTAATGCAAGTGCTGATCTAAACCTTACTGCTACTACAGATATTAATATTCCAGCTAATGTAGGTCTTACATTTGGTGACGATGCAGAAAAGATTGAGGGTGACGGAACAGACCTTACAGTTTCAGGTAACAACATTAACCTTACTGCTACGGCTGATGTAAACATTCCAAGTGGTGTTGGACTTACGTTTGCTACTGCTGAAAAGATTGAATCTGATGGTACTGATCTTTCAATCACTGTTGGCTCTGGTGGTGATATTAATATTCCTGCAAACATCGGTGTTACTTTTGGAGATGATGGGGAAAAAATTGAAGGTGACGGGACCGATCTTACAATATCCTCTTCTGCTGTACTGACAATAGATGCTGGTACAGACATTGTATTGGATGCAGGTGGTGCTAATGTAACCTTTAAAGATGATGGTACTGCTATCGGTGACTTCTCTAATTCATCTTCTGATTTTGTAATAACTTCCAGTGTACAAGATAAAGATATTGTCTTTAAGGGAGATGATGGTGGCTCTGCTGTTACAGCCTTAACATTGGATATGTCTGATGCTGGTGCTGCAACATTTAATAATGCAATTACTTCTGGAGCCGTTATTACTTCTGGAGCAGGTCTTGTTATTGCTGATGCTGGAAATATAGGTAGTGCATCAGATACAGATGCTATTGCTATTGCTTCTAATGGAGTTGTTACATTTAGTCAAGTTCCTGTTCTTCCAGATGATACGATTGAAACAGCAGATATTCAAGACAATGCAGTTACACTTGCTAAGATGGCAGGTTTGGCACGAGGCAACCTTATTATTGGTAATGCATCTGGTGATCCAACGGCACTTGCTGCTGGTTCTGCAAACTATGTTTTAACTTCAGATGGCACTGATATTGCTTGGGCAGCAGCCAGTAGTTCTGCTGATCCTTCTTCTGCTGATGGCGATTCATTAGGTACAGCTTCAGCAGAATGGTCTGATCTGTATTTAGCAGATGGTGGTATTATTTACTTTGGTAATGATCAAGATGTTACAGTTACACATGATCCTGATGATGGTCTATTTCTTAAAAGTATAGCAACAGGAGATAATAATCCATTTCTTTTAACTTTGCAAACTGGTGAAACAGATATTGCTGCTGATGATGTTATAGGTAAGATTGCTTTTCAAGCACCAGATGAAGGTACAGGTACAGATGCTATTCTTGTATCTGCTGCAATTCAAGCAAGATCAGAAGGAGACTTTAGTTCTAGTGCAAATGCAACTTCAATAGATTTTATGACAGGTGCTTCTGAAGCTGCTGCTACTAAATGGTCAATTACATCTGCTGGATCATTCTTGAATGCTGGAACTAATACAATAGACATGAATGCTGGTGAACTTATCTTAGATGCTGATGCAGATACATCAATCACAGCAGATACAGATGATCAGATAGATATCAAGATTGCTGGTGCTGATGACTTTCAGTTTACTGCAAATACATTTACGGTGGCATCTGGATCAGTTATTGCACTTCCAGACGGGAGCGTCGGTGCGCCATCTATCGGGTTTACCTCAGATGCGGACACGGGGGTTTACATCGTTAATGCCGGTCAGCTTGGCATTACAGCCGCCGGTGCTTTGCAAATGAGAATTCAAGATAATTCGATCAGAATGCAAGACGCTGGCGCTGTCGATGCTCCATCGTACACTTGGAACGACGCCGCTGACACCGGTCTATATTTTGCTTCGCCAGACATGAAGATCACCGTCGATGGAGTGTTCTCCGCCTCGTTCACAGACGACGGAGCCGGGTTAGGAAATAGAGCGCTATTCGGTAAAACCGCTGAGGGTGCATCTGCGACACTGGGATGGGATTTCCCTTGTACGCCTGCCACTCAAAGCAATGCGTATGGAACTTCTGGCGGGACAACAACGCTAATTCTCAATCGTCAAACTAACGATGGAGCGATTATCGACCTCAAACAGGCGAACAGTTCGGAGGGAACCATCTCTGTCAGTGGGACGACTGTAAGTTACAACGGTGCACATTTATCGAGGTGGTCGCAGCTTGCCAATAACGCCAAAGTCGAAATTCCTCGTGGCACCGTAATGTCAGGCATTGATGAGATGTGTCAGTGGTGGATGGAATCATGGACAGACACCACGCTAGTAAAGGACGGCGTCGTCGTGCCTCGTGAGAAAAT